CTAGTAGCACTCATCGGTTCAAAAAATAACGCTCTATTACCGTTTTTAAGTATTCTTCCCTCTAATACTTGTTTAGCGTAATAAGGAGTAAATGTATACTCTCTAGTTTTTAATTTTGATTTAGATATTTTTAAAATGTCTGACAAATCTGCTAACGCATCTTCTTTGCTGGTAATTGTGTCGTTATATAAGTAACCGTAACTCATTCGAGTAGATAATGGAACACCAAACATCCAACCATTTTTAGTTGCATGATGTTCTGTGTACATAACATCCGATGGAGTTTTTTGATCATATACTATGCAATGGTTTACTAAAGAACAATTGCTTATTATATAATTTTCAAAGTCTGTTGGAAATCCCCTACAATCAATAACATAATCAAACGTATGTTCGATTGCGTCTACGATAACACTAACGCTAGTTCCGTTATCAGCTATATCAGTAACTGATCCTTCTAAATATGAGAATTTATCAGGCCATAATTTAGGTAATCTATCAAATGCATAGTCTTTAAATTTATTTGTGTTAAAGTGCAATGCAACTGATCCCTGAATTAACGGAGACACAAACGAATTATCTCTCCACTCATAAAATTTAGTACCAAACTTTTTAGTAGCATCTAATGCTTCCATGTCGATTTCATAATTAAATCCCATTGCTGTTTCTAATATTTCAACAAAGTTAGCATTAGTACTTTCACCAACTCCTAACCCGTTAATAGCAGGATTGTATATAGATACAATTTCCCAAGAATTATCTAAATCAGCACATAAAGCCCCTAGGCTTACTAGTCCTGCTGATCCAACTCCTATTACACCAATTCTTTTTTTCATTTTTATTCCCTTATATACTCATGACAATATTAAACGATATAATCAATTTTTCACCATCGCATTCTTGCCTTGGATTTGAGTGAACAGTATCACTCTTAAATATTAATAACAATCCCGGAGTACAATCAATCCATCTAGATCTGTAAGATAACGGATTTGGATTATCGGGCTCAACAATCATGTCAGTTAAATCTTGAAATAGAATCGTATTTTCAGGTACAGTTTTTATATAGTATACACCCGAAAATACCATGCCGTTATGTATATGGGGGAAATTAAAATCTCCTTTGTTACTTTGATTAAACCACATCTGATGGAATTTAAAAGTATCAGTTTGCTTCTGGCTATACCCTAGTATACTGGCATATTCTTTACATGCAATCATTATAGTATTAGAGATTTCGCTAAAATCGCTATTAGTGTGTAATTGATTACAAGTTGTATGCGATGAATTAACTGATAATTTTGTATCTTTTTTCGTACCAACATTTAATAAACTAATACTAGTATATAGATTATCTAATTGATCCATGCAAACATTATTCCTACAATATACAGTTTTAGGAAATAATGTTAATATCTGAGCAGGTGCTAATTCAGTCATACCAATCTTGTAATATCTAGTTCAGTAGCGTTAATACGATCACCAAATTTACCTGTAGGGATTGCATTAAACGCCAAACTTTTTCTGAGAATGTTAGTCTTATTTGTCCCAACACTATGACTTAGCCACGACGGAAACAATACTAACCTATTTTTTTTAGGTTCTGCATGCCATTCGTGCCAAGGAAATTCGGTATGTTTCATTTGTTCAGTTGATGTTGTTGGGGCAAATTGATTCATTACTTGGCTCATAAACGCAGGCCTATGAAATGTTAGTTTTTCAAATGCTTCGTTAGTCTCTTGAAAAAAGAAAACTCCTGATAATACACTATTCGGATGAAAATGTATTCCGTGGCTTTCGTTAGGAGATTTAATAGTGAGCCAACTTTGTGTTATTTGAAAATTCTTAAATTCCCATGCCATTATTTCTCGTGCAAATTTTTCTACATGCGTTAAAATAAATTGTTTTAACTGATTGCATTCTGCATTATGTAAAATATAATCGTCAACACTCTTATTACCGTAAGCTGAAGACTGATCGTTTGGAATAAGATCGTGATCTTTATTTAAAAAATCTACAGCCTGTTGAACATCCTCGTCGCAATCAACAACGTATATAGGTATTGAAAACAATGCATACACTGTTGGTTGGAGCATTTAATACCTTTCAATTGGACGATCATGAATCCATGTTACAATAGCATATTTTGTACCAGAAGTAACTGGTGCGGCTGTATGTCTGTAAGCATAATTTGAAGGAAATAAAATTAACATGCCTTTTTCTGGTTTAATTTTAATATTAAAATTTGGAAATTCAATATGCCCGCCTGCATAATCGTCATTAAGATAACAAATAGCACTGATAGATCTACCCATGGCAGTTCCGCCGTCATAGTGTGTTTTATATTCTTGCCCAGATTTATACTTTAATAAATTATAATATTCGTGGTGCAGTGGTTCTTGTATTCCGTATTTTTGTGCATACGGTAAAGTCGTTGCTAGCAATAAGAAATACATTTGATTATGTATATCTTTCATTGTTCTGTTGCCAGTGATTTGTGCTAGCTGACTAATCCCTAAATCGAGATTAGTTCGATCACTTTGATATGGCCCTTGTCCTATTGTTGTAGCTCGTTGAAATCCAACGCCAGAATCTGGAGTTAGGCATTCGTTTTCTATTACAGCAATAGTTTCTATAGGATTGGGCCACGCATTTTCAAATATATCAATGCATCCTCCAACTGTTGTTGTTGATTGAAGCTCTCCGGGAAATAGTCCTATACTCATTCTGATTCCTTATGTATGTATGTTTTAAGATACTGATAAAGGCTTGGCGCAGTTTTAGCAGCCTCTGCCCATCTGTGCTTTCTTGTTTCAAATTCTTGTGACATTATGTCACAATTTTGTTTTACTCTGCCATGTTCGGATCTCATTAGATCATTTTCAACAGTAAAATTATCTGTCATAAAATAGTTCATACCCACGGCAATCCAATTAATTCCTGCTAGCTCGGGAATAGGAGTAGTAAACATCTTGTGCGCATGTAATGCATTAAATCCGTGTGCAGTATCTGGTAATAATTTAGGCATACCTGGACTATACACTCTATCTGCATTGGCTTTCCAATATTCAGTATCGTTCCTAATACTGAGTGCGTAATGCAATGCCACAAACTCTGCAAAGTTTCTCCATAAACTACTTACAGCAGTATTGTATACGTCTCTATCCCATTGTGTTACAGCTGGGCGTTGTAAAGTTTTTATTAACTTAAATAAAAATTCATGCACACTAAACAATCCGTTAGATTCTAATGGCTCAATAAATCCTGCACTAAGTCCAATCGCGACAACATTTTTTACAAATGTTCGTTCGTGCATACCCACACGCATTGGGATATCTTTATATTCCATTGCATCTACTTCTTCTCTTGATCTCGGGCAGATCATTTTATCAGACATTAGGTACTGCTTGAATTCTTCTTTGGCATCTTCGGGACTAATATATTTGTCACTATAAACATAACCAGTACCTAGTCTTTCCCAGCTGGGAATGTTCCATACCCATCCGTTGCCTAGTGCTGTTGAATTAGTAAACGGTTCTAATTCTGCTTCTTTATCTTTATACGGCATGCGTGTAGCCCAAGCACGATTGTTTGGAAGTACATCAGCATACGATTTAAATGGCTCCTGGAGATACTCGCTTAATAATAAACTTTTAAATCCAGTGCAATCTACAAATAAATCAGCTTCAATTTCACCACCCGACGCTAATTTTAAAACTTCAATACCTTTATCTCCAGTGACGGCACCCTTTACTGTGTCAGAAATTAGTCTAACACCCCGGGGCATACAGTAGCGTTCTTTTAACCAAAGACCAAATTTTGTAGCATCAAAATGATAAGCAACGTCCCAATCGGGATTATAGTTATCAAATTGTCCATATTTGTTTAAGGCAAATTTATTTTGCTCAAAAAGTGCCGCTGCCGGAAAGTAGCATCTAACAAAATCTTCAATGGGTGTCTCGGGATAAAAATATTTTTTATAAAACCATTCTTGAAGTCCGTGAGGGATATTTTCAGTAAATGGAGATCCAAACGGATAGTGAAACCCTCCACTATCTTTTTCGTAGAAATCTGTAAATTTAATACTCATTTTATAACTAGCATCAGTATAGGTCATGAAATCTTTCTCATCTATACCTAAGTAGTGACAAAATGTATTAATCCCGCCTAGTGTACTTTCCCCAACCCCTAAAATTGGAAAATTTGGGCTTTCTATAACAATTATAGATTTATTGGGAAATGCTCTAACTAGTGCGGCTGCTGTCATCCAGCCGGCGCTTCCGCCTCCAACAACAACAATTTTTTCTACCGGTTTGATCATATTAATTAATAGGTGGATTAGGATTGCGAATTGATGCAATTGCGTTGTTAATATGATCTAGTGCAAACTCATCGACTACATGAATCGCTACATCAGTTTCAACTAACTGATCTAGTTTACTGTTTGCGTCGGCTTGCGAAATTTTACCGTCGCGCAAGTCATACCAAACTGCCGCAATTTTTTCTACAGTTTCTAATACAACTGGATCTTGGCCTCTAACAATTGCATGTGGGTGCATGACTCTTACTAGTTCTTCAGTTGTACCTTCTGCTCCCGGACTAACTATAGCGGCGCCTTCGGGATTGTGTGGATCTGAATTTGGATCTTCTGGATTATATGGCATATCAATGCTCCTTTAAATTTGTATATTATTTATTTCTATGGATACTACTGGTTAGTAGAACTGAAGACACTAGAATACCAACCATTTTCTAAATTAACATGTATAGAATTCTTCCAAAAATCCAATAACTTGTTAGCCAGTACTTGGTGATTTTGTTCAGTAAAATGTCCAACTCTTGGATCAATCCATGATCCGTTAGATGTTAATAAATTCCACTCTTCATAATTTTTAAATTCGTTTTGTGATGCTGAAAATAAGTCGCCAGTCGCCACTTCGCAATTAGATAGTTTATTATACGGAGTATAGTTGGTTGTATGTAAAATAATCGGTTTATTTTTTAATTTAGTAGCAACATGATCTACCCAGTTTGTCCATGCTGTAATGCGAACATTGTTAAAAATTGGGTTGTGTAACCACATAAAATAATCTTTAACTGCGGTGGCCTGATTTGAGTTAAGTCCGTCTGCTATATGCCGATCTAATGAAGCTAGTCCCGATAACGACGGACGTTCGGGAAAAAAACATACTCTATCAGGAAATGGTATTAACACTACTAAGTAGTCATCGCTGGAAATTTTATCACAAATTTCATCCCACTTTAACATCAACCAGTCGATCCCACAACCATTAATAGATATGTTTATTAAATTTAATTCTAATTTTTTTGCAAGATCAATTTGCCAGGATTCGTGTGTCTTACCCAATTCTGCAAAAGAATCCCCTAGCACCCACAAGTTGTTTGACATATTATTCTACTAGGTCTAACCAGCCGGTTACTATGTATTTGGTATTTGTTAATGGCGGATTTCCACGATGGGTATGCGGATATCCGCTCGGCCATATTACTAAACGTCCTGTTTTGGCTTGAATGCGTTTTCTATAGTATAAGAATTCAGTTTCTCCGCCCTCGTCGACGTCGTTTAAGTATAACATCATTGTAACCAATCGTGTGGCATTATCTCTAGTTCCGTTTTCAAAATGCCATTCGTGGAATCCACCACCTGGAGGAGTGCGCTGTACTCTTAATCCTATAATGCCATGTTTGTTAGCGGCGTCTAAGGCATTGTATTCGTCTCTATATAATTTATAGCATGGCCAGAAATTTTTACTAAAATTATGTAAGCAAAAATGAGTCGGGGGTAAATGGAATACTCGAGGCTCAAACATAAACACGCTGTCATCGTTTCTTGCAGTTTTTCCACTAGTATTATAATCTTTTTGATTTACAACTAAATCTTGACCAGCAAGGCCTTCGAAATAATCGATCATGTATTGGCATTCTTGCTTTGAAAATGCGTTGTCAAAGATTCCTATAAAATCTTCTATTTTATAATCCATTATATTAGCTCCACAATATCGAATACTGTTTGTAATTTTGTACGAATAGTCTTATTTGAAAAACTATTACGAAGCCCTTGATGTAAAGGCTTTGGCGCATAGTCGATTGTAGCCCATGCCCAAGCAATATGCTCATCGCTTAGTTCAGGTACAAATTCTTTTTCTATCACACACAAATAGGTATGAAAATTAAACACTTTGTCATTTGACACAAATGTTTCTAAAGGTATTGTTTTGATTATTTTTGGAATAAATCCAATTTCTTCAGTAACTTCTCTCTGAAGACCTTGCCAAGGATTTTCGTTTTGTAAGTTTGTGCCACCTACAAGTCCCCAAGTACCTGCATGTTTACCTTGAGCTTTTTGTAACAACAAGAACCGTCGTGTTGTTTTAGCGTAGAACAATGCTCCGCTACAAACAATCTGATCTGTTACAGTTCTATTCTCCATTGCCCTTGTAAGTATTCACCCTCAAACGATTTAATCCAGGATATACCATTCCACATGTATTGTATTCCTGTATATATATTCGTTTGATATATGATGATGTCTTGTTTGTGAGCACTGTCAAACACCACATTCCACTTGTTGTCATGCCACTCTATAATATCATTGGCGTTGGCTATTAGATCACTATTGTCATCGCCCTTCCATGCATCTGCGCCATCAGCATTACTACTATTTCCAATGTCTTCAATAATAAGATACCTTACACCCGCACTTGGATCTGGTAATCCAGACCCTCTAGGGCCTTTAGTTAGGGGATTAATAATAGCGTCAAATGTTCCGGGACTACCGGGACGATAGCTACCAGCACCGTCATAGTCGACATCGATCCGCTCAATTAGACCGTTACTGTCAATGCCGTTGGTTCTAGGATATGTATCTTTGTCCCAGCTTACTTCAAGACGTGTTTCGTCTAGAGGATTAATAGCAACAGTACCTACTACTTCAGAACTATCTGCTTGTCTTAAAAATATACTAGTAGATCCTGCTATAAACTTACCCGGATATCTAGCAAAAATATCAGGCCACGGTTCAGTCATGCCTTGATAGTTAGTTAATTCGTCTTCATTGGCTATTCGAGATTCGTGTTTGATGCTTGATATTAGTATTACATTATTGCCTTGAACCGCAATGTTGAAATCGGATACTGTAACTGACTGTCTAGATAATAACCCAGTTAGTGTTGTAGTATTTCCACCAATTGGTTGTCCCAGCCCTTCTATATAAGCATCATCTGTACTGGTAACTGTTTCGTAAAGACTAGTGATAATGTTAGTAATAACTCCAAGATGTTTAACTTTAACAGGAGGACTGATCCATATAGGTGTTTCAAAACTTAGTGTGGCAATATCTATAGGTGTATCAACCCCACTTGGCACTTGTCTACTACTCCAACTGGTGCTGGTTAAATTCAACACACTCAAGCTGGTCCAATCAATATAGTTGTCTGTGGTTTGTAATTCTAAACTTGGATTGAATAATACTAATATTTGTTCTAGTATTTGTAATTTTTGTTCAGTGCTAGTACTCCATATATCTGCTTTCATAGTCAGTTTAAACGGAGTAGGCATCAATCGCTCAACAGTATAATTCTTTCCCTGTCCTTGAGTATATTGACCGTCATTAATATCGCGTTCACGTATGTGTAATTTGCCTACATAAGTGCTGTCGCTCAATCGATCTCTGTCTAGTTCTAAACCAGTAATGTACACAGCAATACGAGGCGCACTGTTAACTGTATTTTCTGAATTGTTACGCAGTATGCTAGCACTCTGACGATCCATGTCTCCGTACATGACTGGAACACGAACTAGCGTACCATCTCCGTATTTTACTACAAAGTTACTCAAGACACGAATAGTTTGTACTAGGTATCTTCTTATCTGTCCGTCATAAAAAAACTGCATTATAGATCCGCCTTTGGTCTAAGAGCTTTTGACAAGCTCTGTCTTTGTGCTTCTTTGCCGTTACAGAAACTAATTCGCCAAGTACCGGTTTTGTTTACAGCGTCACCATTTGGTAATGTGATTTTAACTTTACCAGCAGACTGACTAACTATTCCGCGATACACTGGATCGTCGGTAGCAGGATAATCAGCTATGGTATATGCAACTTCAAACAGATCTAATTTCAATACTAGATATAATGCTGTAATTGGGTATGCGACTTCTGTTACAAAATTATTATCGCCTTCAGAGAGTCTAACATAATCTATTTTTACAGCTTGATCATAAATGTAAGTTGAATTATTAATAAATCCAGTTTTCAATGTTTGACGACTTGGGTTAGTCAAGTCTATCGCACGAGTCGGATCTTCGTTGGTCAAGTTCATGCGAACTGAGTCTTCAACTTTAACCCATCTTATGCCATCATAGCGGAATAATCTGTTAGGTAAAAAATCTGTGCGTAAAAAGAAATCATCATTGCCTGGAAACTCTGGAAACTGTATCCCGTGTCCAAAATCATAACCGTTAGCAGGAAAACCATCGCCGACTAGATAACCAGTGTAGCCGGTGCGCTGTGGTCTATTTTCTGTACTGCTGGCATTGTAAGATGCATTGCTAGCATCTAACTCTGTTTCGTCTGCTGTTTGCAAACTGGCACGACCTTTAGCATCAACTGCTAGAGTATAGAACTGTCTAGTTTCGTAACCGCTTTGTTTTGCATTAGCTTCTGCTTCGGACAGCACACTATTATTAACAGCAATTTCTTGATTGTATGTGCTGAGTAGATCTTTTAGTGTGGTACCACTTGGGTCAGGATCACCATTTATATCAGTTGCAACTTGGTTAAGAATATCAGCGTATTGTTGTCCATCTGTTATTTTCTTAAGTTTTAATCTGTATAAATGCGGATACCATGTAACACTAAATCCTTCACTAGCACGACCCACATCTTCAATTACATAGTATCGTGGCAAACTAACATCGGCATCAAACAGTGCAAACTGATCTCGCAAATGCGGCAATTCAATAACATCACCGCTGATAGGTTTACGTCCTATGTACTTGATAAAATCGTTAATGTGTACAGTCATATAAACTGTATCGTTATCTATAAACAGGCCAAATTGACTTAGATTAAAGTCGATGTTTTGTACATTATACATACCACGTAGTTTATAGATACTTTGATCGTATTTTCTATCGCGGTTTTCTAAGAATACAACATCCTGGATTGCAGTAACAGGCAAGTTT